CTTTTTGTTCGTCCTTGGGCTGCAACCCAAGAAGTCGTGGCTACACATATGAAGAAGAAGAGTGAAGATCCGGCATATGCTGAAACCCAAGAGTGCAAGGATATCGAAGCCGGTCTATTGGCTCGGGCTTTGGTGGTCGAGGCTCTGCAGGCCAAGGGTAAGGACGATGAAGCAGATAAGAGAGCAGCGGCTGTTGCAGCCATGCCTGAATCGGCAAAGAAGGAACTTGTTGATCTTGGAGTCGAGCTTCCTACAGATACGGTAACGCTCCATTTGGATCTTGGTGACCTTTTGATGTGTGCCTATTACAGCAAAGTTGTCATGCCTGCGGCCCCTGTTGCTAAGGCTCGTGTTCAGATGAGACTCCAGCGTCTCGCGGCTGAGTCTCAAAAGGATGATTTTGAGCTTGATGCCGAGTCTCTTGCAACTATTGATGGGGTAATCTCGGATGATGATTTGTGGAAAGACCTCCAGGTTGAAACCTATGTCTTTAAGGGAGAAGAGAAAATTACTCGTATTTGCAACAGTCAAGTAGTTTCTCTGTTCCCCGAAGTCCTTACGGCTTTGGTTGAGGCGTTTGCTAAATGAGTTCTGATATTGTAAATTCGCCGTTGGCCAAAATAGCAACGGCAATGGCACTTGAGCATTCTCTCGGAATGACCGAAAAGAAGCTCAAGTTCCTTATTTACTCCGGTCAACAGTTCTTTGGTACTCAAGAAATTGCAATGACATTCGATGCTACTAAAATTCCTCCTACGATTGTCATTACGCCAGAAAAAGAAAGTAAGTATTTTTCTAGAGAAGAATGGAAGGAATTTGACAAAAAGTTTGGGTTTGATAAAACTTGCAGAAATCTTGAAAGTTATCTTGGGGTTAGCTCGAATGTTAAAATAATGTTTAGAAGGGTCGTTCCAAAGGTGAAAGCTTGAGTGGCGATGTAAAAGAACCCGTAGAAATCATTGGTCCATCGCCTGTTCGTAAGAGGGTGATGATTCGAGATGCCTATTCTCCAGATCCATCTCTAAGCTCCCATAACATTGAAACCGTGAAGGAAAAGGTTAGCCTAGGGGCGATCTGTCCTCTCGGAGCAGATAGAGAGGCCGGAGTTTTCTTGCTATATCTATTAGGTGATGATATTGAGTCTGTTTCTTTTAAGAGCGGCATTCCCAAAGATATGATTATCGCCACTGCTGATAGATATGAATGGGAAAAGAAAAAGTTATTATTTGAAGGCAAAGAGTCCGATACAGTTAAAGGACTCCAAAAAAACATAGCCTCTATGATTCTCGCCTCTACTTATGTTGCTGTCAAGAAAGAGATGGAACAGGTGCTAGCTGGTACTATGGAGCCTAAGGATTCCACTTTCATTCCTTCTACCTTAGCGGGGATACAACGATTGGTTGAGCTGTTTAATAGCATCAAGGGGTTGGTTCCTTTGGACGGCACGGTGGCTGCGGGCGGAACAATGATCCAGGCACAGAATGTTCAAGTTGTTCAAAATCAGCCAGCAGAGACAAGCGAGGCTAAGGAGCTATCGGCGAAAGAGAGAAGTGAATTTTTGAGAGCCCTTGCCCAAGGCGTTAAGAGGTAATTCCGGTGGAAGTCTATGGATATATTTATTTGATTACTAATAAGATAAATGGAAAGCAATATATTGGGCAAACCTCAGTGAGCCTTAAAGAAAGACTTAGGGGGTATAAGAAGTCCATTAGGAATCTAAAGAATTCGACAGCTATAACCAACGCCATGAGAAAATATGGCATTGAAAATTTTGATATGGTATCAATAGCGGCTTGTTTTGACCAGGATGGATTAAACGAAATTGAAATTCTTTTAATCGCCAGCTATAATACTTTGGCTCCCTACGGATATAATTTAGAGGTTGGGGGAAGGGGACGTAAGCATCATCCAGACACCATAAGGAAGATTTCAATTGCCAATCGGAACCCCTCTATGGAAATTCGAAAAAAACTTTCCATTGCCCAAACGGGGAAGGTCTATTCTAAAGAATCGAAAGAGAAAATGTCAATCTCTCATATCGGAAAGGTCTGCTCCGAGGAACAAAAACTTAAAATGAGACTTGCTAGGCTGGGCAAAAAGATGTCTCCAGAGTCCATCGCCAAAACCTCTGAGGCAAAATTTAAAGCGGTGATCGATCAGAACGGAACAGTCTATCCTTCTTTGAAGGCTGCGGCGGAAGCAATAGGATGTTCTCCTTCTAGCGTTTGTTGCGTCCTAAGCGGTCGGATGAAGAGCATAAGGGGGATTGTTTTTAGGTATGTGGACTCCGGGGTGTCCGATGGATAATTCTGAATATAAGAGGCTAAAGTTTCTATTGGAACCTTTGCATAGCGCCGAAGAGCTGGACCTATATCTTCGTGCGTACTTTTCTATTGAGCTTCCATGGGATATTGTTGATGAAGAAAGTACCTCTAGCGCCTTAAAGTTCCTTTGGGATAGTTATAATTTTCTTCTTACAGGAGAAGGGGCCTCAAAGCATATTGTAGCCGCTGCTCGTAATACTGCCAAGACCCTTAATTCTGCATTATTTCATTATTTTTCACTCGTTCACTTCAGGCGTGATGGAATCCATGTTGCCGCCTTGTTGAGTCAGGCCAATGCAGCTATAGACTACATAGACAATTTTTTAAGAATTCCAGAGCTTACTCCTTATCGAAATATAGATAACTTTAGAAAAAAAATGCTAGCAGGTCTTCCTCCTAATGACGTTTCCTCTCGTCCGGAAGCAGTATTGCGAATAGTGACTGCTAGCAAAAAAGGTAGTAATTCCCCTCGCGCTTCCACCCTTATTTTTGATGAGGCAGAACTCATTGATACTGCAGTAATTTCCGAGGCAGCCTACATTGCCGACCCTGCCCGAATGACGAATGCGTGTAAAGATCCGATTTTTATCTATCTTAGTTCTCGTAAGAGCGCCACTGGTAATCTTCAGATATTAATGGATGGAGCGATGAGCGCTAATGCCGAGGAAAAGAGAATTTTTCTCCATAAATGGTCGTGTGTGGATTGGCAGGAGAAGTGTTTCGATGAGGTTTCCAGAGCATCCGAAGGCTCAATTAAGGCATTCATTAATACGGAAAATCTAGAAATAATTTGGGAAAAAGATCTTTTTGACCTTACCGTGTCGGAAGGAATGAAGGCTCAGTATAAGGAAATCGAGGCATATCCCGGTTGCGTTAGTTGCCCCAGTTTTGTCGCCTGTCAAGCTCGCGCTCCGAAACAGCGCGGTGATTCCACGATGCTTAGAACTCGGTTTTTTATTGGGGATGTTTTAGAGAATGTAAGAGAGGCGAGTGCTATTATTGCCCAAACCCTTAATTGGCGTCCAGAGTCTACCTATAACGTCTTCAAATCCTTTGCATTTCATAGGCACGTAGGAGATGCAAATAAGGTTTATGAATTCGTTTCGGGTGGGACTCCCTTTAATCCAGCGAATCTTACTCAATTGGAACTGGACGCTATTTTAGAGGATGGTACCAAAAAGGAGATAATCGCCTTAACTCCTACAAAAGCTGATATTTTTTTGGAAATGAAGAAACAAGGATGGAGAACGGTTGCTGGGGTTGACTGGGGATTTAGTCCTGCACCGTCTGTTGTCGTAGTCGTTGGCTATCACATGAGATGGAAGAGGGCATGTGTTTTACATGTTGATTTTGCCAATAATTATGCAAACAATGACTGGGCGCAGCACATTAAAGATAGGGTTTATTCTCAGTTTCCCTTCGAGGTGGTAGCTCCAGACATGGCAGATAAGTCTAGCCCGGTCCACTTTAAAAAGGTCCAATTGCCATGTATTAACACAAAGCCTGCCCGAATTCAAGCCGGCGTCTCTCAAATACGTGGACTGCTTTGGTCTCCAATAAGTCAAACTTCAAATTTTATGATTTTGGATGACGGCATTGAGAAGGGCGGAAACTATCGGCTAATTGAAGCCTTTCAGCAATGGACGCACAAAAGAATGGCGGGCGGCACGTATAATTTTGAAGACTTTCAAGACGATTCTAATTGCGATTATATCGATCCTCTGCGATATGCCCTTGATATGTTTATTGAAAAGCGGGAAGGGCATCTTTTGACCTCTCACTCTCTAACTCCTCGTGAGGCGACCATAAAGGACATGGAAGAAAAGGCCGTCTCGGCTAGGGAAGAGCAACAGAAGACTATCAAGACGGTGTTTGAAGAGACGGTTCTGAGGGAAATGGGGATTTCAGTAAAGCTTGATGCTCCAAAGGTTCTCTCAGCAACAGATCCACCAAGCGAACCTCCCAAACGGAAGCTCAAGTTTTCATTTTGACCCTTCTCCAGCTTACTTACCTATTCATCTGCCCGGTGCTAAAATGAAGGAGTGTGTTATCATAGGAGATTGTTGAAATGATGATGAAATTTAACTTTGGGTTGCTTATTAGTGAATATGCAGCAAGTAAGAATCCGTTAGTTCGCGTTCCTGATATTACCCGATCTTATCAAGATATTCCAACATTTAATGAAAATTCTAATAGTATGAACGTAGTACCAGGCGATACAGTGAATATCGTATCGAACATGCGTACTCTTACGGCAGACCTTACAACAACCTTTGCCATCTCCTTTCCGGTTTTGGGCTCCTCAGTGACAAGAATGACATGGACAGGAGTCGGAACATCTCCAGGGTTTAGGACGGCCCGTTCTCTTGGAGTAGACTCTACTACCATTATTTCAGTCACTCGGCGGGCCCCTAGTATTGTTAGGTTTGCCACTGTAAGCGGAACAGCTTTCTCTACTCTTTCTATTTTAGTCGGTGATTTCATTCGAATTGAGCGTTCAACCGATGCTTTTGATTCTCCATTCTCGGTCCAAAATCAAGGCACGACCCTTAAGATCGTAGGGGTAGGAGCTTCAACTTTTGACGTTCAAGATAATGGCATTCTAGCAGCGGAAATTGGTGCTGCTTTAGGGTCTGGATTTGCGACGGCCATGAAGGTTTTGTCGGCAGGGCCAGTTAAGGTAGGTGATGTTGTTCTTCTGGATGGTAATTCAAGTTTGGTTAATGCAGGACGGTATTCGATTACTCAGGTTTCTGATAGTTATATAGAATTTATTTCTCCTCAGGCCTATCCAGAGACTTTTGTTAATAATCCCCTTTCTGTGAAGATTTACGTGGGACTTATTGGCTTTATTAATCTTCACGCAAATGGTCCTATTCAAATTTCCATTGATGGCAATCCTTCTTTTGGTCTCGGAATGCTTACGCCAACTGATGGTATTTTCTTTGGATCGATTAATGCTTTTATGTTGCAAGCAACTAATAATACGGATTGTTCTATTAAGATCTCATATCAATGCGCTTCTTTGGTGGAATAACAAATGAGTGACCAAGAAACTATACCTGTGCAGGAAGAACCGAAAAAGACCAGAAAACGCCGAGTAGTCAAGACAACCGCTGGCGGAAATGACAGACCTAATATGGGTGTTGATGACATTACTCAACAAATTCGCGATGGTATTACGTCTGTACTTCAGAAGTCAGTAAAGAAAATCGAAAAAGATGCGGCCATTGAGGGTAAATACCCTAAGAGTAAGGCCTCATTCAATGCCATTGCTCTTGGAAGTCGAACCTCTGCCTCAGGGAATACGGAAGATAAGGCTTGGCGTCGGCTTTCTGACCAAGAGTTAAGGGATCTATCTTTAATTGATCCATATGTTGGTGCCATTGTCTCAACGAGATGCTCGCAGGCTGCTTCTATTGGCCGTCCCTCTAAAAGTAAATTTGACAAGGGATTTAGAGTTTCTGAAATCGAGCCTCTTAATCGAGAAGACTTTGAAGACGATGAGGCTTACGAAAGAGAAGTTAAAGTAAAAGACGCTGAAATGGCCGCAATCATGAAGTGGGTTATGAATTGCGGCACTGCAGATAAACGTGTATTGGATTACGCCTATTGGGGATGTGATCCGACTTTCAAAAAGTGTTCATTCAAAAATTATATTGAATCTCAGACTCGAAATCTATTGGTCTTTGGTCGTATGGCCGATCAGATTTTTAGAAATGCTGATGGGGTACCTGTATTCTGGCGTCCTGTTCCGGTAGAAACAATTAGGCCTGCCGTCCGAAACCAAGCAATTCATATCAATCAGAACGAAGATACCTTTGGATCTAGCCTAAAGGATGTTGAGGAATACAATAAGTTGACAGAAGAAGAACGGCCAACTTCCTGGATTCAGCAGATTAATGGCCAGGATGTAAACTTCTTCACTGATGATGATATGAAGGTTCATTCGTATCAGATGCAGGCCTTATTTGATCTTCGAGGTTATCCCCTGGCCCCACTAGAACAGGCTCTGTATTTGGTCTTTACCCATCAACAGACATTGACCTATTTGCGTAATCAATTCGTTAAAGGTTTATGTGCTAAGGGTATTCTTACAATTAGGAGTATCGATCCTCAGGTTGAACTGTCTTCAGCAGACGTAGAAGAATTTAAACAACAATTTGAAAATTTCGTAGCTCGTAATGACAATTCTGCTACATGTCCAGTGCTTGCTGATGCTCAAGTGGAATTTACTCCATTAAATCAAACACCTAGAGACATGGAATTCCTGCAGCTGGAGGAGCACATAATTCGTGCTCTGTGTAGTGCCTTCCAGATTTCTCCAATGGAAATGGGATATGGCAATCTTAGTATTGGGCAAGGCGGGATTACTCAAGGGAATAAGCAAGAAGATATCATTAAAGGCGAGGAACGTGGCCTTCGTAATCTGTTAGATGTTATCTTCGAATCTGTGAACGAATTGTTGTACGAAAACTTCCCAGAAGCTGAAGGAAAATATGTAGTTACATATGTTGGCGTTGGAGAAGATACTCGTGATTCGGTGGTTCAACGCGGCCTAACCGAACTTCAAACTACTGCTACCTTAGGCTCTCTATATGCTGACTCAGAAAAGACAGACTCTGTTAAGATAGGTGCCGATGTTCCGCTATCAAGCGCCTATCATCAAAACGTACTTCGTTATATGAAATATGGCGTTATTATGGAAAAGCTTTTTGGAGAAGAAGGAGCCTCTGAAAAGCCTGAGTATGATTTCATTGTAGATCCCAACCTCAATCAGGCATACCAACAAAATAAAATGATGGCCGCACAAGCCCAAGGCCAGGGAATGCCCGGTCAACAAGCGGGTATGCCACCACAGGGACAGCCAGGACAGGGACAGTCACCACAAGAGCAACAGGGGCAACCCATGCAAGAATCTGAAGGCATGACGCTACAACAGCGGTATGAGCAGCTGCACAAATCAGAGCGATCTGCCGTTTCTTTATTTAGCGGTTGGATTTCTGCTAATAAAGATTAAAATTTTTGATAAATCTGCCGATAAGGAATATGGGTGGGTCGGGAGATTTTATGGAACGATATGGGGAAATTTATATAATTACCTGTAAGATTAATGGTAAGCAATATATTGGACAAACGATTCGATCTATAAAAAAACGAATGCAAGAACATGTTAAGAGTTCGAAAGATCCCACTTGTCAATACCCCATCTCAAAGGCAATCGGTAAATACGGTATTAAAAATTTCGAAATAATCCCTTTTGCTACTTGCTTTAATCGAGAGGCATTAGATGATCTAGAAATTTTTCTTATTCAGGAATATGAAACCCTTTCTCCTAAGGGGTACAACTTACGAGATGGAGGTTTTAGTCACGCCTGTCATAAAGAGACGAAAGAAAAGCTTTCCAAGATCGCAAGTAAAGAAAACCTTTCTTTAGCTACTATAGAAAAGATGTCTTTGGCCAAAAAAGGGAAAAAGCAATCTGCCGATTGGGTAGAGGCCCGTATTGCCCCAAGAAGAGGCCGTCCATTGTCTGAAGAAGCTAAAAATCATATCGCTAAAGGGAATTTAGGCAAAAAGATGTCTGAAGAGGCTAAGAAAAAGATGTCTCTTGCGAAGATAGGGAAAAGGCAATCTCCAGAGGCCATAAAGAGGTCTTCTGAAAGAAGAAAAAGACCCGTTATCGACCAATATGGGAAAGTTTATTTGTCTTTGCAAGAAGCAGCAGCGGCAATAGGCGTAAAACCATCTAATATTTCTGCCATCGTTCACGGTAAACAGAGGTCCGCCATGGGCTATATATTTAAATTTTATGTTCCCGAACAAACCGACCCTTCTCTTTCCTAGCCTTCTTGATATTCCCCTCCTTTTACACTACTTTATAAGAAGGAGGACGCTACCTTATGGAATTTAAAGACCGCGCTAGATTTAAGGCTCTCAAAGCGAGATATGCCCTAGATATGGCACTTGCTGGACAAACAAATCCCGACTTGATAAAGGGTATGGATGACGATCAGATGTTTGAGGCCTTTCTTCTTTTTGAGTCGGAGGCGACGATTGTAGAGGCGATTAATAATCATCTGGAAGCAGATTCGTCTGCTGGTGCGGTGTGTTCTATTTGTCTTGTTTTAGCATCTACTATTCATAAGTTATTGGACCAATCTGCTCTCTTTTTAACTGATAAAGAAATCAATAATATCAAGACTTTAGTTTCACGTTACAACTACGAAAATTGATAACCAGGAGGATTTATGTGCGACGATAAGAAAAACCAATGCCAAGGTGATTGTTGTGATGAAGGGGTGACCCCAGCTCCAGCTTTCGACATGTTCGCCTCTCAGGCCTTACCGGATTCTGATGCACCGCCAATTTCAGAATCTGTCGATGACGCAATGGCTCGGGCAATCATTGAAAGCCTTGAGAAACTGGCAAAGGGGATTGTCACTCTCCAACAGGAGATTGGATTGCTGGCAGAACGAGTGGAAGCTCACGAGGCTCATTTGGCATTTTTGTTATCAAAGGACCCTGTCTTTCAGCAATTTCTTAAAGACAAAACAGAAGAGTTGAAAACAGTAGCCGTTAAGGTAGAGGCAGAACAAAGCGTTCAGACAGAGTGACAGGTGACCAAAGTGACTCAATTTTGTAAGAAATGCCCTCGTAATCTTAATTATCCACCTAACCAACCGTGTCCTCTTGCTTTGGAGAGGATTGAAGCTCTACAGTTGGGAGCGCCCAAAGCGGATGAGATCGGATGCGATTTTTACATCATTTCTCCCGAATATTCTTATTGTTTTTGGTCGTTTGCTAATGATTTAGATGTTTCTTATTCTAATAGGGAAATCTCGGAGCTTCTAGGGATTCCGCCTGAAGTTGTTGATAAAATAAGCACTGCAGGACTTCAAAAATGGAAAGACCTTAAAGATACTCCGGTTATGATTGCCTTCAAGGAAGCACTTCAGGATGCAATTTCTAGGAAAGATGAGTCTACGATCCATTATCCTGATCTTCTTAATGAGATTGTGAATAAAAGCTTCATGGTTGACTTGGTTCAAACAGAAGAGGCAGAAGAAGAGTCGGAAGAAAAGGTTAAGCCAAAGGTTAAAAAGATCAAAACGAAGAAAAAGGCCTGCGCAAAAGCACAACTTTTTGGTTTATATAGTCCGGCAGCGTTAAAGAGGTTAAAAGATAAGAAAAATGGACAAAAATCAGATCCTTAAAGAACACCTGCCACATAGCAAACATGATCGCCTGTGTCAAGCAATGGAACGTAATGCGGCACAGGTGTTTAGGCTTGTGGGTAAAATGATTATTCAGTCAGTTAAGAAGTCTCTCCAGCTTGAGGGCGTTGCCAAATCAGAGAAACCGACATTAGAGCCGTTGGCTAAAGCCGAGATACCAGTGGGTTGGATGGGAGAGGTCTCTCTGATCAGCCTAGACTTCAATAAACTTCTTGGAGGAATTATTGATCAATACATTTTAGCCTTAAACTACATGATGTTAGGCAAGTTCGCAGGGAAAAAGGCTATTGATGCCGCGATTACCCTCGGACTTGCTGACAAGATCCGATTCCCCGGTATGGCATATGGTGCGTTCCTGAATAGCTTGGACAGTCAATCGGAATATTATAGAATGTTGGAGGGCAAGGCTCCAGACGATATCCCAACAGCTACCCTCGAGGTTGCGTTCAAAATGATCCAATCTCAAGTAAAGAAGATGGTTGATGAGTCACTGGGTAGATATAAGAATAAGATGATCGACACTGTAGGTTCCGCCTATAGAGAACATGACTTCCAAAATATTATCAAATCACTCGATGCGCTTCAGGCAGATGGGGGAGAGACTGATCATAAAGAGGTAATTCAGGGCGCTTCTTCTGCCGAAGCAAGTGTTAAATCAATTGTGAATAGCTTAAGGGAGATAAATGAGTCTGCCGAGAAAGATTTTGCTCGGCTTGTCGATACCGGCCTTTCTATGGCTTCTTCCACTGGAAACTTTACAGGTATGGTTTCCTTGTTCGGTGCGGATGGTCGAGAGATGAGGGCCTGTCTCGTAAGTATTAGGGACGAAAAGTGCTGTGATAAGTGTCGAGAGTTTTCGATTGGACCCGATGGCAACTATAAGATATATCCTCTATCTGCCTTTTCTCCTCCTGGCAGTAACTACCGCCTTAAACAGAAAGATTGGCTGCTAACTGCTGGAGGAATGCACCCAAATTGTCGTTGTGTTTTGGTTTATGTCCCTATAGGATGGTATGTGAATAGATTTGGAGATCTTGTAAAGGAACTCTGATGACTAAGCATAACGACCTTTGTGTTAATTTTTATACGTTTCATGAAGATATTTTACGAGAAATAGATGAATTCGGAGTCACCTCGCGAGGATATCTCACGGCCTTCAATATTTTTATTTTGAAAACGTGGGGATGTGACGTTGAAGAAATCAAAGATGGCTTTGGCGAAACGGCCCACTATCGTATTTGCGCGTCTAAGGATGTCTGAAATGTTGGATCTTCTTGGCATGTGGACATTGATCATTGTAGGACTCCTTATCTTGGCCGATCTCGTGTCAGAGTATCGCAAGAAAAATAATTTCGACGAATAAGTTTTGTTGCAAAATGACACAAAACATCCTATACTCAAGAGAGGTAAGGAGGTTTTGTGTCGCGTATTACCTTTGAAAAAATACCAGATCTAGTGGGAGAGGCAACCGACCTGCCTTTCGAGATCACATTGACTCATCCCTGCCTTGATACGATCCGTAAGGTCCTTACAGTACTTAATAAGGCTGTTGACTATCAGATCATTCGTGCTAGGAAAGGTCTTCGAGCCAAGACTAAAGAGCTTGAGGGCATGGAAGAATGTGCCCGTAAAACGGGAAAAATCAATAAAAGTCGTTGGACGATGATTAAATCGCAAATAGATAAGTTGAATCAACAAATTGAAGAATTATTACCTGATCGGTTCAAGCTCTATTATGGAGATAACGATAATGGAACACTCAATGCTCCTGCAGGTTTCTGGTGGATGTGCGACAGGATTGTGAATGACTTCCATATTAACACCAAAGTTCCCTTTATTCCTTGGCCCGAATCGACAGGAAAAACGCTACGACCTTACCAAGAAGAGGCCGTTCATGCGGCCTTGCAATATAAGAGATCCTCAATTGTCCTACCAACAGGGACTGGCAAGTCTTTGGTTATCTATGCCTTGACTAATTGCTATCTCGCCAAAGGTAAAAGGGTCTGTATTCTTGAGCCTACCATTGAATTAGTAAAACAAATGAAGGATGAAGCGGATAAATATTTTACCAACGTCTCGGCGCTTGGCGGGAAGTTTAAGTACCAGCCTGAAAATTCCGTATTGATTTCAACCGTTCAGTCTGCAGGCGCATATATTGATCGATATGATGCGGTAATGATTGATGAATTTCATCATTCGGCCTGTACTACCATTGAGGATACTCTATTCTCGGCAGTAAATGCCGAATATGTTCATGGATTCTCTGCCTGCCCGGTACGCGCAGACGGTCTTACTCTCGGTATTCATGCAGCGTGCGGCCCTGTAGTGTACGAGAAAGACACCAAATGGGCGCTTAATCATAATTATTTGGTTCCACCAAAAATCGCTATGATTAAGATTGGATTAGGCAAAAGACTTCCCGATATTTTCAATTCATCTCGTGCTTATTCAAATCTGGTTAGAGATCCATTTACTTGTGAAGTATTACTAAATCTTCTACTTAAGAATGTGACTAAGGGTCGTAAAGTATTACTCATGTTTAAGACAGTTGAAGAGGGATTCGCATTTAAAGAGTATGCCAAAGACAAAATAGTAGTGGACGTGGCTTCGTCAGAATATCGTGGTGGCCTATACAAATTTAAGAAGAGCGAATGCGATGTTTTGATTGCTAATAGTGGGCTGGTAGGCGAAGGAATTGATATTCCAAATATGGTCGGATTAATCAATGTTACCCAAACCTCTTCTGAAAATATGGCTCGTCAAATTATTGGTCGGTGCCTTAGACTCGCAACTGATAAAACCGACGCCTTCTTCTATGATGTAACCACTATGGGGTATGGACAATTTGAGCGAGGATACGAGTCAAGAAAGAAAGTTTACGAGACAATCACTAGCGATATCACCGAACTAACCATTAGCAAGGATGCGAAATGACAAAGAAACAAACGAATTCATATAGTGCTTGGGAACTCCTAATGATTTCAACTGGCTTGGAACCTGGCGATACGTTGTTGGCCCAGGACGATGAAGGTAAAGAGTCTCGATACTTGTGGATGGGAGAAAACGACCGATATAGCATTTTTGCAATCGGTGAAGATGGGATGGTACATAGGTTCTTTTCGGCATCTCTTGAGGATAAATACGGGCATATGATAGTAGGCATTAGCGATAGGCCCCTAGCTATTAATAACTTGGTGTTAGAGAATGGTGGCATCAAATGAGAGTTCAGCTCTTTTCATTCTACAAGGATTATTTTTTTGTATCTCCCATTATGGCGAAAATGCCTAGTGATCAAGATGCAACAAATTGGGATTTTGCTCTCGTAGAAAGAGAAGAGGGAACCCAGACTGTATATTATGCTGGCGCTGACTATCTATGGAGGGAAATCCCAGAAGAATCATGTGGGGTTGAATTTGAATTTATTGATTTGGGAGATTTAAGCAAAGTTATCAAATACAAAGAGGCTCCTAAGTATATGGATTTCAAGAAATTGTCAGGTGAAGCTAAAGTTTTTTGATAATATACCGATAAGGGGATAGGTAATTCGAAACAAGGAGACCCACAATGAGTTGCAAAACCTTCACGAATCTTCTCGCCGTGCATTACAATCGAAAACTAGCTCTTGCTGTGGATACTATCGGAGTTGTTTTTATCCTCACTAAATTATCGCTTGGTTTGCCAGTATCTTGGATGGCCCTCATTGGTGGGCTGCTTTTGATTGACCTCGTGATTGCCGGATGGTGGATTGTCTCTACTGCAATTGACGATGTGAATATCGCATTATTTTCGATTCAAGACCGAGATTGTCCTCCTGGCCATACCAATTGTGATGATTGCGAATATGATGAAGGTTATTATTGTAATTATAGAAAGGGAAATAAATGAAAAATGACAATTATAGTAAAAACTCTACTATCATGTTTCCTTTGTTTCTAATCTTTCTTGTTCTTAAGTTAACCCATACCGTTGATTGGTCATGGTGGGCGGTTACTTGCCCTCTTTGGATTCCACCTTTCATTTTTATTTTCGTGCTCATAATGGTTGGACTTATGTATGTTATTAAAGAATTGATACAATAATGATCACCATCATAGCATTGTCAGCTTTTTATATTCTAGTCTTATCCTGTTGTTAGGGAGGTCCTATGGTATACCATAGATGGGAAGACGATGATTTTGATTTCAGAGAATTCAATGAAGTCGTAGATTTTGTTCAAAACTACCTTAAGACCCGTCGAGTCCCTGTTAGGGATGTAAAAGAGAAATACGGCTCGCTCCGCGTTTACACCGGCTTTGGATATGAAAATATCCATTCTTTTCTATATCCCGGTTATGCATATTGTCAATATAGGAGCAAAGTCCTATGGGAGCTTGATTGCAAATATGGTAGTAAGGCTATGTGGCTTGTGAACTTCATTGTTATCCCCCTTCATAAATATTGGTATCATCAAGCCTATAAACTTGCTCTCAAGAAATGGCCTAAATTCAGAGACGAGATTCTTGAAACTCCAGATTATATCGAATTGTTGGAGGGGCTATAAAGTTTTCCACTATTCTGCCGATAAGGAATATGGAGGGGCAAAATGACTGAAGTTGTACACACAATTCCTCAATGGGAAACCCGAACGATTATCGGTGTGGATAAAACGCGTTTCTGGGAATTTGAAGGTGCTTCTAAGAATCCTGCGATTACTGACAACCTTCATTGCCTTGGCTGGAGAATGGACGCAGAAGGATTTGAATATTTCTGTTATGACCGCTATGGCGGTGAAGATCCAGAGGATTTTGAAGATTTCAGAGAAGGGGTCCTTGAACTTAAATGCCAAAAAGATGGAACAGTTGTAACAACTAGGTATTACTTCACATTCGATTGCTATTGGATCGAAAATGGTCACGATTTTGATGGTAATCCCCTATGAGATTTCCGTTAGTTAGCATACTTTTTTTCTATTTGAATACAATCAGCTGCGACCCTTTCTTTCACGGTATGGTTCATCCTTCCTTCCAATGGGAGCCCGAGCTTGCTGTAATGGCTTTGGATATTATGGAAGAGGTCGAACATGATGGTGGCTGCATTCCCCTGGAACGTCTTATCCAGATCCAACAAGTGGTCTTTGATGACGACCTCGACGAATCAGAAGGCGACTCGTATACTCTTGGCCTAACCGAAACTTCTCCTGGATGGGTCAAAATCTCTATAAGACCCAATCTTTCTTCGAAACTTACAAGAGAAGTACTTGCTCATGAGCTTGGACATGGTCTTTGGGATTTTGATCATTCTTCTGATCCAAATGATTTGATGAGCCCCTATTTATCTGAGGTTAGTGAGGGGGATTACCACGAACAAATAAAAGTTTTCTCTTATCAGGTAGATAATAAATTTCATTGTGAGCGTTAAACTTTTCTCAAAATATTCCGATAAGGGATATGTAACTTGGAACAAAGGAGAAACAAATGAAATTCAAACTTACCTCAGAAACCAAAACAATCAATGGTATCACCTTCTTCCGTATTGAAGCTCT